ACCCCCCTTGTTTTAGAAAACAACCACCAAACAACCCCCGTTGATAAAATAAACAACCCTAAAGAGAAAGAGAAAGAGAAAGAGAAAGATAAAGAGAAAGATAAAGAGAAGGATAAAGATAAAGAGAAGGATATAGATATATTTTCTTTTGAGGCACAAAAATTAGCGGAACAATACTTGAATAATAAAAATCACTTCAACGAAAAATTGACTTTTTAATAAAACCAGATATTTATTGTTATATGTCTAAATCACAATCAAAAAAAATTACACATTTTCAACTAATAAAAGTTGAGAAAAAGTATAACGGATTACCACCTAAATATTTTTATAATTTAGGAATAGAAGGAATTGAAAGTTTCTTGATACTTGAAAGTGATGAAAACATAACAGAAAGAGTTATTGGTAAAAGTATCAAGTATAAATTGAATGAAGAAAATGAAGTCATAGATTTTGACTTTATCTAATATATTGGGGGAGTAGGTTTTGTTCTTGCAGACAATCTTATCTATTCATCATTATTTTATCCTACTCCCTCTTTTTTTATGTATCCCAAATCTCAAATATCACCATTATTAGAATCTTTAGTTCAAGATAATCCTACCTATAAGTTTCCTGTTGAACTAATCCAAAAAGAACTAATCAATATGTTCCTGTCTCAAGAGGAGTTTGATTACTTCATGATGCAATCATATAAGAAAATTAAAAAAGAATATGGTTCAACAATAGCACATATCTTTCTTACCACTTTAGAGATGAAATTAGACCTTAAAAATACAGACATACATAATCTATCGCAAGAAGATTATTCTACCAAAATTGAGGAGCTAATGACCCTTCTTGAACGATTACACATTACACGCATAGATAAGAAGACACCTGATGGTGTATTGATGTCTGCTATGCCGTAGTTTTCTTTCTATTTTTCAAGTATCCCCATCTTTTGTTATAGTCATTAAATAACTTTTCGTTTCTCTCAAATAAATCTTGTAGAGTAATACCATCTCGTGTTAAACGCTCAATAACAACTCTATTATCTTGTTGAAATTGTTGGATTCTTGCTCTTACTTCACTGATTTCTCTTTCTTGTTGTCTCTTTTTCATATTATTTGTTTTTTGTTCCACAAAGATAAGGAGTTATAATTTACTGGCAAAATATTTTTAATTTATTTTTGTAGGACTTGACAAATCAAAAAAGTCGCCGTATATTTGTAATATAAATAACAAGTCAAAAAAAAATTATGAACCAGACAGACAAAAAAGAATTACAAAAGGTAATCAAACAATTAAACACCCTAACACCCATCTTAAACGAAATGGTGGATAAGGTAAAGGAGAGGGAACAATTACAAAGTATAATTGAAAATCTTAAATCAATTGAACCTATATTGGAACCCATAGTTGATGAGGCGGTAGTTAAGGCAGAGGATTTAACCGAGAGAAAAAGGGAGACCTATAAAGGTGAGGTTATTGAAAAACTTGCTGATGATTTACAAAGGGCATTTGATAATTTACAGGGGTGTATATCTTACCTTGAATATACAATTCAGGAATAATGGGTAAAATATTATTAAAGGTCGCTACTAAAGCATCTTTAGAAGTAATGTTCTCAAAATAATTTTAAGAAATATTCCTGTAGGACTTGACAAATCAAAAAAGTCGCCGTATATTTGTAATATAAAAAACTAAAAATAGAAAAATGGAAAATCAAACTTTGACAAAAACTGACTTACAATACATCTTAAATGTATTAGACCAACAAATGACTTTATTACAAATGACTTGTGATAAACCTTTTGAGAACCAATCATATAACAATATTAAAACTATCAAAGAAAGAACTATGAATAGTTTAGTTGAATTACACAACAAAAAATAATTTTAAGAAATATTCCTGTAGGACTTGACATAAAACAAAAATCACCTATACTTATAAAAGAAAAACAAATAGATATGAAAAAGAACAAAACTTACACCGAGATTTTTATTGACTATCCAGTAGTAATGTGCTTCAAGACACAATTTGAGTTTGAGAATGATGAAGAGAGAACAACTTATCTTCATAAGGTATTGAAGAAAAATAAAGTTCATAGTCCATTACACGACTATACTGACTATGTTGTTGAATCAACTAAAAAAATAAATTGGAATGCTGATGAAGTGTGGATTATAGGTTCATAAATTATTTGGCTGTTATTAAACTAATCCCTAATTTTGTAAAAATTAAAAATATGAAACCGATATTATTAGACCCTAACACGAATTATGATTATGTAGATATGACCTTGTATCTACACGATGTAAAAATCTTACACAACGCTTGTATTGATATTCTAAATGAATGTCCTGAAATGGTTGGATACAGACAAGTAGCAGAAAAATTGAGAATGGTAATTGAAAACGCAAACAATCAAAAATAAACAATATGAAAACATTACTAATCAGCGGAAATACTCTACAAGAGTGGGACATAGAAGAGGCACTAACCAATAAGGTTAAATCCAAAGACCAACAGATATGCGATATGCTACAGAATGAATGGGATAATACTGTAGGCCCATATTGTGAAGGACTAACCTATCTTCAATTAGAACAAATCAACACATATAATAATTTCTAAAATGGGAAAGTTAAAAGAATACTACTTCAGCAAGATTGAAGAGGAAGACAATAAGGCACAAGAAGAACTAATACAAGGATTTAACACTTATCTATCAAGCGAAGATTTTGATTTGATGTTAGATGGTGAATATGAATTATGGTTAAAAAATAAACAGGCAGAATATGAAGAATATTGCCAAGCCATCGGTGATGGAAAATAATAATAATATGAACGAACAAATTGAATGGAGAGTAATACCAAGCTTTCCAAATTACGAAGCAAGCAACACGGGACTTATCCGTAGAGCAAAGACAGGAGATGTCCTAAAACAAAGAGATATTGATATGAATAGACCATATCAAATTGTATCCATCTTCTCCAATAAAAAGAAATACACAAAGAAGGTTGCCCGTCTTGTATGGGAATCATTCAACGATTGTGCCTGTGGTATGACAATAGACCACATAGATAGAAACAAGTTAAATAACAACCTATCTAACTTGAGATGTGTAAGTAATTTGGAGAATCATAAGAACCGAACTATTTATAAGAACACGAATAAGTATAATCTTACTGATGGAATAAAAATGGAAATCATCAGCAACTACAGAGCTGGAGTATGGAGCACTTGGGATATAATGAAGAAGTATGATATACCATCAAACTATATCACAAGCGTAATCAAAAGAGGTAGTTGGGACAAATTAGTATGGAGGAGCAATATAAAAAATACCAACAGATAGTTAGAAAAATCACCAAAAATGATGACAAAGCTGATGACTTACTGCACGATGTATTACTCCAATTAGGACAAAATAAAACTTATAATACCTTGTCTCAAAAAGACCAGGTATTCTTTTTTGTAAGAGCAGCAAAGAATCAATTTTATTCTAACAATTCTTTATTCCAAAGAACATACAACAGATACAAATACGAGGAGTTCAATTCAGCAATAGAAGTTAAAGATGATGAATACTATGAAACACCAAGTATGGAATGGGTTAAACAAACATTAGAAACAGAATTAAACTTGAATAAAAACTTTTGGTATAACTATGGAATATTCAATTTATACATAGAACACAAAAGGATTGAGACAATACATCAAAAGACACAAATACCAAAATATTCAATAAGAAACACCATAAAGGAAATGAAGGTGTGGTTAAATAAAAAATGGATAGATTATCAAGATGGCACAAATTAAATTAAGCGTAAAGAAAGTAAGACAAATTAGAATCCTATGTGCAGGAACATCACTAACAGATACTGAAATAGGAAAACTATATGGTGTATCAAGAAAGCACATAAACTCAATAAGACACAGAAAAAGATGGAATTATGAATACTGTTAAACAACCTTGCGAAACCTGTAAGAAACCAAAAGAAATGACGATGGAAACAAGACCATTTACCAAAGAAGAGTTTGATAGAGTATTACCTATACTAGACAAGTATGGACTAACAAAACAAGAAACAGAATATGTTTATAATTTTTATAACAGAGTTTTTAATGAGAAAAAACAACCAGGCTGTGGTAAATGTTTCGTAAATCTAGCCAAAAGATTAAAGATAAAATATAATACACTATACAACTAAAATTGACTCCCATTTTAGTTTTACGGGGTTGAGTTGTGATTTTTTACAATTCGCCCCGTATTTATTTATAGAATAATTTATTTAGAATTAAAAAAAGAATAAATTAAATAATTTAATTCATAAAATACTATGGGTAAAAGTAAAAGAAGAGGTGGGGATAAAACCCACAACAAAAGAATTGAAAAAAGAAGAGTTCAAGCAAAAGCTGACATCGTAGCTATTGAAGCTATAAAGAAAAAGATTTATGAAGAAGCACTTGAACGATATAAACAAACATCAGGAGAAACAAAAGAAACAATATGGAAAACTACATAGAAGACGAAGATATACCACAAGACCCTTATAAGAGACCACCAGGTCGTCCAAAAGGTTCTCATAAACCAAGAATGACTCAAATAGAAAGAAGATATTTTATCAACCAATCTATAAGAGAAATTATGGATAATCATTTATCATACACAGAGTATGTTGAATATTGTAAAGGTAAGGACATATCCAAACCACAGGCGAACGAATATTGGTTGTCTTGTTGGAATGTTATAAAGAAAAAGTTTGAGTTAGAGAAAGACAAACTAATCTTAAAACATACACAAAAGTATTGGGACATTTATGCACAAGCAATAGAACAGAGAGACCTTACAAATGCTAGACAATCATTAAATGACCTTGCTAAACTACAGGGCTTAAATGAACCTGATAAAGTTGAAGTTCGTGGAACATCAATCAAATTAAACTTCGGCGAACCGAGTGAATAAACTTATTGAGGTTCAGGGATTTACCCCTCACAAAAAACAACAAGAACTTATAGACATTTGTTTAGATGATAAGACAAAATATATCATCGCGTCTGTAGGAAGGCAGTGGGGTAAAAGTTTTATGGCTATGAATGTTTTACTTAAATGGGCGTTAGAAGATGAGGCCTCTATAAGTATGTGGTTAGCACCAATCTACGGACAAAGTAAAAAGGTATTCCAAGAACTATCTAATCTATTATCAAATACATCACTCACAAAATCAGTAAATAAAAGTGAGCTTACAATCACATTTATAAATGGTTCAATAATCTATTTTAGGTCAGCAGAACGAGAGGATAATTTAAGAGGTAATACTTTAGATTATCTTGTAGTAGATGAGGCCGCATACATAAGAGACACAGTATGGAATCAAGTTTTAAGAGCGACAGTATTAGTCAAAGGTAAGAAGATTTTATTTTTATCAACACCTCGTGGTCGTAATTGGTTTTATGAAATGGCTTTAAGAGGTGATAGTGAAGATTACATACAATACAAAACATTTAAGGGTTCATCATTTGACTCACCATTTATAACCGAACAAGAATTACTTGAAGCAAAGATGTCTTTACCTGATAGTATCTATCGTCAGGAAATACTAGCAGAGTTTTTAGAAGGTTCAGGTGAGGTATTCTCAAACTTAAATATAAATTGTATTTTAACAGAATACCCAAATAAAAATAGTGAAGATAGATATTACGCAGGATTGGATATTGGTAGGGCTAATGACTACACAGTTCTAACCATACTAAACTCAAAAGGTGAAGTAGTAAAAATCTATCGTGAAAGACAGAATAGTTGGAACATAATTGTTAGTGAGGTAGTTAAACATTTAAGAGATTTCAACGCAAGATGTAATGTGGAGGTGAATGGTATAGGAGACCCCATATACGAACAGATAAGAAAACAATACTCAAATATTGAACCATTTACAACAACTAATGATTCTAAACAAAATATAATTGAAGAACTAATATTGGGGTTAAATGAAAACAAGATTAAATTACCATCACAGGAACTCAATACAGACCTATACAAGGAGTTATCTGTTTTTACATACGAATACTCACCCAAGTCAAGAAGGGTGAAATATGGAGCTCCTAATGGGTTTCACGATGATATGGTAATGTCTCTAGCACTTGCGAATGATTGTCTCAAGAAAAAGATAAACTTTGGTAAGTATGTTGTTAGGTAAAGTTGTGTATAAAAAATAAATTAAAGATATTTTATTATAGATTATGGAATTAAAGTATAAAGGTAAATCATACCAAATAGAAGAACCCACAATAGAAAATTGGGCTAAAATAATTGCATTACAAGAATGGACTGACGAGCGTGAGTTTAGTATTAAACTGATGTCTATGATTACAGGACTTACAGAAGAAGAAATTGAAAATGCAGATGCTATTGAGGTTGTAAGAGCAACCACAGAGTTATCAACATTTTTGATGGAGAAATCTAATGAGTTCAAGAATGATTTTGAGTTTAACGGAAAGAAATATAAGTTCATAGATTTACCGAATCTAACATTTGGTGAGTTCATAGACATAGACACATTCCTAACAAAGACCCCCGCAGAAAAGAAAAGAGAAATGCATTTGTTGATGGCTATGTTATACAGAGAGGTTGATGACAACGGAAATTACTTACCATATAATTCCAATAAAATACAACTCAAAGCTGAAGAGTTTAAGAAGCTTCCTGTGAGATACTTAAATGGGGCAACCACTTTTTTTTTGCGTTTAGACAAAATATTACGAGGAGGTTTGAGGGGCTCTTTCTGGCTACAGACGAAACTGGTGATGAAGATGATATGGCTGTCCGTGAAATTATCAGTTTTAATAGGTTTTGGGGTTGGTTTGGGACGCTTGTATCTTTGGCGAGCGAAGATATTACAAAAATTGAAGAAATAACAAAATACCCATTAGTATTCGTGTTAAACTATTTATCATATCAAAAGGACATCGGTGAGATAAGGAATAGGGAACAACAACGAATGGCGATGACAAACAAATATAAATAATATGAGCAACGGCGTCGGTTATTATAACTACAAAAAGATTTTAGATTTACTCCGTCAATTAGGAGAATATCACGAACAAATACAATCGTGGGGTCAGGGTTCAATAGAACAACTTATCTATGACACGGAGTCAAGATTAAAATTGAATAATGAACCAAGAAGAGCACCATATTACCCTTTAATGTGGGTAATAACTGATAGTGCTTCAACTGATGGTAGAGAGACAGTATATGACTTTAATATCTTGATTATGGATATTATGAATACCAAAGAGTTTGACAATCAAATTGACACAACGAGTGATACACTTGATATTCTTAAAGATGTAATAGCTCAATTAAAATATGCAACAGGAATGGAATGTTATTGTAATCTTGATATAGACTACCCTATTGAGATGACACCATTTGAGGAAGCTTACGATGACTATGTAGCAGGTTGGGCAGGTAAGATTAGAATTAGAGTTCCTGACGCAATAAACAGATGTATCGCACCTTACGCAGAGTTTCCACCTTGCGATAATAATAGTGATGGAGTTAGTGAATAATGGCAGAACCAAATATACCTTTAGACGCATATAACCGAGTGATGACCGAACTGGCAGAAAAGTTTGAGGAGAACCTTAAACGACAACTGGCAGAACCATACCCATACGCACCAGGTTATAATGGTTCAAGAAAATCAAAGTTTCAGGGTATAAGAAATATGAAGGTTAAAACAGGTTCATTATACAATTCAATCAAAGTATCTTTTGACCCAGCATCAAATCAAATTAGAGTGATGATGTTGAACTATTGGAAGAATGTAAATGATGGTAGAGAGCCAGGTAAATATGTCCCATACAAACCACTAATGGAATGGATTAGAGCCAAAGGTTTCAATAAAAATCAAAAGACAGGTAAGTTCCAAAAGTTTAGTATTAAAGGAACTGCCTTCGCAATATCAAAAACAATTAAAGAGTTTGGTATTAGACCAACAAACTTTTATGATGACGCTAGAACAGAGTTCGCTAAAGAGTTCCAAAAAGACGCGGTAAAGGCTTTAGGAATTGATATGTTGAAGTTCTTTAAATCAATCACAGTAGATGAACTGAAAAAAACTAAATAGAAATGAGTGTAATAATAAATGTAGAACAGTCCCCGCTAACAATCACCCCAACTAATGCGGAGCACATATGGAATATATCATCAACAGCATATACCTTAACAAACTTTAAGTATATCGTAGATGTTTATTTTCGTCCTGATAGTATAGATTTTTCAGGTAATCCACAACCAACAGCAAGATTGAAAGTAAGACCAAACTCTTATGGTAATGCTATGTTGGATTTAGTTGAAATTGTAAGAACATTTTTGAAAGCAAATCCAAGAATGAGTGGGACAACTTATCCGTATCTAAACTATGTGGCTCAAGAAAACTCAATTATTACATTAGCAGATGCTACTGAAACAAGAACATACAACGCATATAACTTATGGCCTGGTGGTGATGTGAATGCTGACTTACCGACATTATGGCATATAGAACAATACAAAGTAGTTTTAGGGTGTGAGTATTCATCAGGCTCAACAATAGTTTATGATGTTGAACCATTAGCAGAATGGCAACCAGCACCCATCAATATATTTCCTGGTGTAGATAATACACTAATACCTGAACCTTATTTATCAGGAGCAACATTAGGTTCAGCATATACCCAATCAGCTAACTTTTTTCAGGTAAATAATCAATCGTGGTATTTCTATAATTTATTTAGACACATCTATCAACAAGGAGACGAAACAACTTGTGGGCCTCGTGAGTTCTTAAATGCTGCAGGTAGAATATACAAAATTATTTCACAGCCAGACATTACCTCAACTATGGTAAGGTCAAGAATGCATCACCCCGATTGTCCTATTGTAGTTTCATTTTTGGACGGACAAAACGACTATTTTAACAACCAAAACCAAGCTCTCGTAGTAAGAGGTGCTAGTTTTGCTGATGGAAACTACACTTATTCCGCATATACACAAAATGACTCAACACTCTATAATGTGTGGGACTTATTTAAGATGGGGGTATTTTACCTTCCATATAATCATACTGCTTCAGGTGTAAATGTAATACCAGCAACTAGTGAAAAGGTTTGTTTCTACTTGGCTCCAACTACAGAAGATATTGCGTTTAGCGCAAGAACAAGTGAAATACTTGAGTTTATGATGCAACCTTACGATTGTATAAACACCCCAATTCATTTATTATTCTTGAATGGTAGAGGCCAGTGGGACACATATACTTTCGGTAAGAAATCAGTTAAAAACTTTGATGTAGAGAGGAAGTCATATAGACAAGAAGCATCGCTTAACAAACAATTTTATTCTAGAGGTTCATACGAGCGTGGAACAGCCATTTACGACCAATTAGGGGACTATAAGATTACTTGCCAATCTTGGTTTATGGACGAAAATGATGTCGCGATTGTTGAAGAGATATTCTTTTCACCTGAAGTTTATATTATTAAAGGAACAAGTTATGCTCCTCGTTGTATTCACGATATAGAGAACTGCCCTTCGTGTCTAAATGAAATAAGATTATACGAACATTTAATACCTGTTGTAATAGAAGAGAAACAATTATTAAAGTTTAATAAGAGATATCAAAAACTATTCCAATACACATTCACGCTGAACTATTCAAGCGTTAAACGATACCGCAGCCAGGGTTGATAAAGGTTTAGAACACAACTATATTTGTATTATGCCGAAAAAATTAGAAATACACACAGGAGAAAAATATGGAAAACTAACAGTTATTGGAGAAGTTGAACCATATAAAAGTCCATCAGGACACAAATTGCGTAGGGTTTTATGTAAATGTGATTGTGGTAAGGACAAACAATTTATGTATAATAGATTGAGGGTTGGTGATACTTTAAGTTGTGGTTGTAATTATTCTCAACCAAGAAAACACGGGGCAGCACCAAGAGGAAAACAAACGACGGAGTATAGAGCTTGGTGTAGTATGAAGTATAGATGTCTAAACCCCAATAGTAAGGATTATTATATGTATGGGGCGAAAGGTATTTCTATTTATAATAAATGGATAGTATCGTTTGATGAGTTCATTAAACATCTTGGATTGAAACCATCATCTCAATATTCATTAGATAGAATAAATCCATTAGGTAATTATGAACCAAAGAATGTTAGGTGGGCAACAGCAAGAGAACAAAGAATAAATCAAACAAGAATGAAACAATTTTAGATGGGATTACAAATAAGAGCTTATGTAGATGGAAACCAAGAGTATATTGAACTTTTTGGTAATGAGAATATTACGATGGAAGTATCCTTCGCAGAGATACAAGACATCACTAAAAAGAATAGTGCATTCACTCAAGAGTTTAATGTTCCAGGAACAAAACAAAACAACTATGTATTCAATTATTTTTATGACATCAATACTGTCGCTTTAGACTGGAACCCCAAGCGTAAGTTTGAGACGGATTTAATCTATGATGGTTTTGAGCTCTATAACGGGTATGTAAGATTAAACAGTGTTTCTATCAACAAACTTGAAAAAACTTACTCTATAACCTTCTATACAGCAATAGGAGACCTTGCAGCTAACATAGGTGATAAGGCACTCTGTAATGTTGATACAACATCATTAAACCACAGCCTTTATTTACCTGGTGTTGGTGCTAGTTTATTTAGTGATTCATCATTACACCCTGTTTCTATAATTGAAGAACAAAGTCCAGGTTATGCAGCATTTTTAGATGAGTATGATACTGGTTGGAACGGGCCTATAGGTAGAGGTGAAGTTGATTACATATTAGGACAAAGAGGATATGATTATACGGGAAGCACATTTGGAACAATTAGAGATATAGATACTGCTGAAACTCCAATCTTAAGCTTTTCAGGTAAATCAGGATTTTTTGATTTCTCTGGCTCACCTTTAATTTCATCATATCTTATCCCTTCAATTAGAACAAGAAATCTTTATGAACTTATTGTCAATCAAGCGGGTTATGAAGTTGAGAGTAATTTTTTTGATACAGATTATTTTGCAAGATATTACTTACCATTATCATTTAATACCGACCAGCCATTTATGGCACAAGCCAAAAAATATGAGTATTCTTTTGTGAATACATCAGGACAGACAAACATTCTTACAACAGGTATTACTAACTTTAACACATCAACCGCCGCAACTAGAAATATTTTAGCGACAAGTGTTATAACAAAAGAAAATATGGGGTTCAATCCTGTTGAGTATTATTACTACTCTGGATTGAATAACTTTAATACAAGTTTAGTCCCATACTTATTCGCATTACCACAAGCCAACGGAAGTCCGTTTAAGTGGGAAGCAACCTTAAATAATGTTTGGACTGGAGCACCTTATGGTGTATTTCCTCAAATATACATAGGTGGAAGATTTGAGTTATGGCAATTATATTCTATTAGCTCAACAGGTATGACAGCCAGTCTTGTCGGTGGTGCAAATTATTATGTTCTTACAGATTACACGGGACATAAGAACGATTATTATATTTCAGGGACAACAGCTCCAGAAGGAAATATATTTGGAACAAACTTATATTTTTTAACTTATACAAAATCAGCAACACCAGCTATTGCTGCAGGGACAAGTATTACAGGTTGTTCCTTTAACATTATTGATTCACCTATTGTATTACCAAAAGAAATTGAATTGAATAAGGAGATGTCTTGCGACCAAAAACAAGTTGAGTTCATACAAAATGTGAATAGAATGTTTAACCTTGCAGTTGTTGAGCACCCCATCAAACCAAAAACTATTATTGTTGAACCTATTGTAAATTATATCGGTAAAGGTGAAACTTTAGATTGGACTAACAAGGTTGATTATGATGCAACACAGACATTACGACCAACGACATCAATTATAAATGGTTCAATATTTTTATCTAATAAACAAGATAAGGATTATGTGAATACACAATACAACAACAAATCCAATTTAATTTTCGGTCAAAGATTTATTGATTTGGGTATAGATTATAAAAATGCTAATATCAATTTAGTCCAAACATTAGGACAAAATACGGACTACTACTTGAATGCATCAGGTTCAACTAACATAGCTTTACCTTGTTATTTTGTATCAAAAGAAAGTTCGGTAAATGGTATATCTGTATTTGAGTATAGACCATTTCGTTCATTACCAAGAATGGTTTTTAAGTCCATACCAATACCATCAGGAAATACAAAACAAGGCCCAATCTTTTATAGATACGCGGGGACTAATACTCCATTTACAAATCTAGGTTTATCTGCTGTTGGAACTTTACAGAACACAAATAGATTGACAACTTATCCATACGCAGTATCAGGTTTTTCACATTATACCATGTATGATAGTGAAGCCACTTTTACAAGCGATGAACTTATTTATCCAGAGGTTGATACTCAATACGATAGATACTACAGAGATTACATAGAAGACCTTATTAGTGAAGAAAATAAAATCTATAACTGTAAGATGTATCTTAAGCCTTGGGAAGTATCCAACTTATATTTTAATGAAACAATCGTCATTAAAAATGCAAAGTTCAGGATAAATAAAATATCCAATTTAAGTTTGATACAACCTGGATTATGTGATGTTGAACTGGTTAAACTTACAAGAGATTATGAACCCACCCCAACTTTATTTTTTGATTTAATATCTTGTGATGACCCTTGTGTTGTGTATCATTCACATACAGATTTGTCTTATTTATTATGGGCATTTGAGAATCAATATGTAGAAATTATTACACAATTTTATAGTGGAGGAACTTATGATACGGCAAGAGTTAAAGTTATAAGAACTGACTATAATGAAAATTATACATACCAACAAATATACTTTAATAGCTCAGTATCATACACTTATGATTATGCCATTACTGGTGATTATTTAACTTACGACGATTGTAGTTCAATAAACCCAAACAATACCTTAAATGTTTATAATGACTTTACTGGCTCAACCTCTGGTGATTGTTATAGTTTCGTCATAACAAATACAGGTGATACTCGTGCAACATTCTACTTTAGAAATTGTTTAGACTTACCTTCATCTTGGACTTTAGACCCTGATGAAAGTATTACAACTTGTGGGGTTTATACATCATTTGACACAACAGGATTTACATATTGTATTGATTCATTTAGTGCTTGCACTAGTTCAACAGCATTACCTACACCCACACCGACTTTAACACCATATTTGTCGCCTACCCCAACTCCAAGTCCAAGCGCAACTCAAACCACGCCAACCCCCACACCGACACCTAGTTCTACTCCAATTACTTTATGTAATGAAAATATTGAGTTAAACATTACAGATATAGGATACATAAAATATATTATATGTGGTGATGCCGCATCTACTTATGTTTATGTCTCTAATTTAGGTTCATACTTTATACCTGATTGTATTGAAGATGGAACATTACTACCTGGATTTCCATTAGCAGATATTGCTAATTTCACAATAACCAATGCAGGAACAAATTGTTAAAAAAAGATATTTATAAATAATGAGATTCACTTTAACACCAACTCCAAGTAATACTGCTACACCAAGTTTAACTCCAAGTAATACACCGAGTTATACACCCACAGGGACTGTGTGTCCTGGTTTAACTCCTACGATGACTCCAAGTGTAAGTTTAAGTCCAACTATCACACTTACTAACACAGCCACTCCAACAGGAACTATTGTTTTAACTCCTACAAATACAGAAACTCCCACACCCACACCGACTTATTGTATTCCTTGTAATTTCTATGTAAATAATACATTTGAGACATTAGAGATTGATTATCAATCTTGCGAAGGTGTGTGGTATTATAACGAACTTATACCAGCAAATCAAGGTGTTTGTATTATTGAAGGAACTGGTGGTGGTATAGATTGGTCTTCTATGTCTTTTCAATCGTATAATTGTGGTGGTTCTCCTTGTCCCACACCGACACCAGAATATGATTTATATGAGGCAGATAGATTTACTTGTTTATATCCTGGTTGTGCTTTAGATGCTTCGGCTGTGATTGTTGCTTTACCTGCGGGAACAACACCAAACTATGGTAAGTTTTATTCTTCACTTATTCCTGATGGATTTTCCTATGAACTAATTGGTTTAGGTTCTGGTGGGCCTGGTTGGATATTAAGCACCCTAAACTATACAAATTGTGCTGATGCTTGCGCGCTTTAATAAAAATAAAATATGATTCCAAATATTTCTGCAACTCCAAGTAATACACCGAGCAACACACCGACTAATACTAATAGCGGAACACCTTGTCCTACCACTTCAGCCACAGCTACGCAAACGCCCACAGTATCAGTAAGCTCACCCCCACCTTGTCCTGAAGAAATTACTTTAACTTGGTTAGGTGAAGGATTTACTGACTATAATGGAACTTATTATAGACAAACAAGTTATACAGGTGGAACATTTAACTATGGTTGGGTAGATAATGACCCTGAAGAATATTTCCATCCAGGAACATCACCTGATGGAAACAATTATTTAGTGTATGTAAGAACAGTAGGAGCAACAGCATATACCCTAACAAACTATTATTTTCAACCCACATCACTATCAAGACAATATACCGTATTCAAGACAATAGGAAGCTTAATTGATAATCAAGTATCTACATTTGTAGGAAGTGGAGGAATTGGTTATACAGGAACAACCATAGGTGGTGCTTATGTTTTAACATCAGGATTACAATTTGGTTCAGGTAATCAACCTATCTATTTTGCTTATCCTCCAGTATGTCCTACAAACACTCCAACTCCAAGTATTACAGCAACGCAAACAGCCACACCAACTTTAACACCAACAAATACTTCCACACAAACAAGAACACCTCAAATAACAAGCACTCCTACACAGACAAATACTTCCAC